GTTTATTGTGCTGGTAGTGAAGATGCAGAAACAGTAGCAGTTAAGAAAAGAGTTACTGATGTATTTACCAACGAAACATTCCCATTTCCTATTATGATATGGGGTGTCAATATGGACGACAATGTAATTACTTTCCATCAATGTTCAGTAGAACAAGACCATAAAGACAGCAGTAAATTCCAAAACAGTTTATTACTTGATGCAGATTTTATGAGATATATCTATAATCTTGATACACAAACTAAGACGATTGAAATATTTTATAAGCATAATCAAGCAACACCTGTTGTAGATTTAGGTGCTGGGATTACTGTATATCGTATATCAGATATATGTAATGCAAACTTTGAATTACAAAACACTCAAGCCTTATATGTTCAAGGCACAAATGATGATATATGGGCGTGGGCTACATCATTAAAATCTGATGTAGTTATGCCTATTTCTAAAGATAAAACATTACACGAGAAAGATTCATATAAATTTCAATTTAATAGTGCTGGTGAATTGCAGTCAGTTCAATTGTTTGCACACTTAGAAAGATATATGGTGTATGGAAAAGGAGAAAACTTGTTTGTTGAATATACCTGTGATTTTGCAGATGAATTAACTAATCTTGCTGATACAGAGATTGTTATACCTAACTATGATAATCACGGCAACAGAATTGCACAAGAAGTTAATAAAGAAGATATTAAAGAATATATAATGATTCCTAAAGAAGATGGAAGTGGTGGCTATGATAAAGTTCTTCTCAAAGATTTATAATCAATGTGGTATTGGTTCTAGCCATGTGATTACTAGAACTGGCAATCCCATGTTAAAACGGTGGGGTATTTGGACACCATATTTTACTGTATTATTTTCTAAAATATTTGCAATTAAACAAATACCACATAATCACGAAGGTTCTTTTATATCTTTTTTATTGTGGGGTTCATATACAGAAGTTGTAAATGGTATTGCAACAAAAAAGAAATGGATTAATAAGTTATCGCATAATCAGTTTCACGAAATAAAAGCAAATAAACCTGTATATACATTAATGTTTATGGGTGTTATTAAAAATAAAATAACATCTGGTATTGTTAATAATAAAGTAATACCATCAAATAAAATTGTAAGGGGATACAAATGAATGAAAAACAAAAATTTTTAACGGAAGCTGACATAGATAGAATAGCAGAAAAAGCAGCTGGAAGAGCATTAGAAAAAGTATATGCTGAAGTTGGTAAAAGTGTATCTAAAAAACTAATGTGGATTATGGGTGTTGTATCTATAAGTTTAATAGTATGGCTATCTAGCTTTGGTGGTATAACTAAGTTATAAGAGGAGGCAATATGTATAAACTTGCAAAAATAATGGCGGCACATCCAAATAGGAAAATCAATGGTCAGTACAGAAGATTGTACTATCGTGGAAGGATGCCACATAAATTATGACAGATAAGAAAAAAGACAGCAGGTTAAAAAAAGCAGGTGTATGTTGTTATAATAAACCTAAACGTACCCCTAACCATCCTAAGAAATCTCATGTAGTAGTTGCTAAACAAGGTGATAAAATAAAAACTATTAGGTTTGGAGAGCAAGGAGCTAGTACAGCAGGTAAACCTAAATCAGGGGAGTCAGCTAAAATGAAAGCAAAAAGAAAATCATTTAAAGCTAGACATGGTAAAAATATAGCTAAAGGAAAAATGTCAGCAGCTTATTGGGCGAATAAAGTAAAATGGTAAAAAAGAAAACAAAAAAAAGTACAGTAAATAAAGCAGGTAATTATACTAAACCTACTATGCGTAAAAATCTTTTTAACAAAATTAAAGCAGGTAGTAAGGGTGGTAAGCCCGGACAATGGTCAGCTCGTAAAGCTCAAATGTTAGCTAAACAATATAAAGCTAAAGGTGGTGGTTATGTCTAATAAAACTAAAAGACAACAAAGTTTAACTGATTGGACTAATCAAAAGTGGAGAACATCTAGTGGTAAACCTAGTAATGGTAAAAGAAGATACTTACCGGATGCAGCTTGGAATGCTTTAACACCCGCTGAGAAAAGAGCTACTAATGCTGCTAAAGCAAAAGGTAATAGAAAAGGTAAACAGTTTGTAGCACAACCTAAAAAGGTAGCAAAGAAAGTAAAAAAGTACCGTACAACATAGGAATATAAAATGACATACTTACAAGTAGTAAACAATATTTTAAAACGATTAAGGGAAAGAACTGTAGCATCTGTAAATGAAACAACATACTCTAAATTAATAGGGGTGTTAGTTAATGATGCTTTAATAGATGTAGAGAATGCTTGGCATTGGTCAGGACTTCGTAATACACTAACAGCTACCACTTCCAATGGTATATTTAATTATGAACTTAATGGTACACAGAATAGATTAACAGTATTAGATGTTATAAATGAAACTGATGATTTTTTCTTAAAACAAAAAAGTTCACATGATTTTAATAATTTATTTTTAAATACAGAACCAGCAACAGGCTCACCCTATTACTATTGTTTTAACGGTATAAGTTCTGACGGGGATACACAAGTTGATTTATATCCAATACCTGATAAAGCTTATACGATTTACTTTAATGTAATATTAAGAAGTGCAGAATTAGAAAGTGATGCAGATACTTTTAGCGTACCAACTAAACCTATTGAACTATTAGCTTATGCACTAGCTGTAGAAGAACGTGGAGAAGATGGTGGTGCTACTACAACAAGTGCATATGCTAGAGCAAACAATGCCTTACAAGATGCTATAGCTTTAGATGCAGCTAAACACCCAGAAGAAAGTATTTGGTATGAAGCTTAATTACTTAGGAATTATTAAATAATGTCAAAACAAATATTAACAGCATCATTAGTAGCCCCAGCATTCTTAGGTTTAAATACCCAAGAGTCTAGTGTAGCTAATGACCCTAGCTTTGCTTTAGAAGCTAATAACTGTATTATAGATGAATTTGGTAGATTAGGTGCAAGAAAAGGTTGGTTATATCGTACTACTTCCGGTGGTACAGGTGTTAACTTAAAAGGTATGCACCCCTTTTTAGATATAGCAGGAACTAATACTTTAGTGTCTTGGTCTAGTACTAAATTTTATACAGGACTGGCTACATTAACAGAACGCACCCCTACTACTACTGATACTATTAGTGCTGGTAATTGGAGTAGTGCAACACTAAACGATATAGCATATTTCTTCCAAAGAGATTATAAACCTTTATATTACACAAATGAAACTACACCTAATGAATTTAAAAGTATAGACCAACACACAGGAAGTTCAGGAACACCACCAGAAGCTAATATAGTTATGTCAGCCTTTGGTCGTTTATGGGCTGCTGATACTACAACTAATAAAACTACAGTATACTTTACTGATTTATTACATGGATATAAATGGGGTGGAGGTAGTTCTGGTTCTTTAAACATAGCTGGAGTTTTACCTAAAGGTCAAGATGTAATTACTGGTTTAGGTGAAATGAATGGTAACTTAATTATATTTTGTAAAAACCATATTATTATATATTCAGATGGAGATAACTTTGCATCTACTATTAGTACAACTTCTTTAACTTTAGTTGAGGTTATTTCAGGGGTAGGGTGTATAGCTAGAGATAGTATTCAAAATACAGGAACTGATATTGTATTTTTATCGGCAACTGGATTACGTTCATTAGGTAGAACAATACAAGAAAAATCTCAACCATTAAATGATTTATCTAAAAATGTAAGAGATACATTTATGGATATAGTTAATAGAGAAAGTGACCTAGGTTTAGTTAAATCTTGTTACTTTCCTGAAGAAGCTTTTTATTTAATTAGTTTACCGGAAGCAGCACAAGTATTTTTATTTGATACTAGGGGTACTTTAGAAGATGCTTCATTAAGAGTAACTACTTGGAATAATTTAAGTCATACTGATTATGTTTATGATGCTACTAGTAAAGTTATGTATCTAACACAAACAGATGGTATAGCTGAGTATAGTGGTTATAACGATAATGGTAGTGCATATACCATGTCATACTTTACTAATCATTTTGATTTTAATAAACCTAATATACTTAAATTAATAAAGAGAGCAGCAGTTACAGCTATTGGAAGTTCATCACAACCTTTTACTTTAAAGTGTGGTTTTGATTATACAACTAATTATTTTAGTTTTCCATTTACTTTAAGTCAATCAGCAGTATCAGAGTACGGTATAGCTGAGTACGGAAGTAATGCAGCAACAATAGCAGAGTATCATTCAGGTATTTCTTTGGAAAGACTTGATTCTTCTATATCAGGTTCAGGTTCAATAGTACAACTTGGTATTGAAACAACAATAGATGGGGCGTTATTAAGCGTTCAAAAACTAGACATTTACACTAAACAGGGTAGGATTATATAATGAGTAATTATTCAAAAACAACAGACTTTGCAGCAAAGGATGCGTTATCTACAGGTAATGCAAATAAGATTGTAAAAGGTACAGAGATAGATGATGAATTTGATGCCATACAGACAGCAGTAAACAGTAAAGCTGATACTAATAATGCTGCTTTAACAGGTACACCAACAGCTCCAACA